CAGGACTAAAGGTCATCTTTGATCGCTCTCAGATATATGTTCCTGTTGGCAAAACAGGCCGTTTGAAAGCAAGCGGTAAGATCGAAGTCCAAGATACAGCAAAAGGTGCAAGGGGTACAATTCATTATGGCAAGGGTGGAGAGCCTCCTTGGGCTGTCTTCGTCCACGAAGACTTAGAGGCCATACACGATCCACCTACAAGGGCAAAGTTCTTACAATCAGCTGCCGAGGAGACAGAGGCAGAGGTTGAGCAGGCAGTAATGGAAGTTATGGAGGGTGCTGCAAATGGCTAGTGCCAACTATGTCAAGTCTGCGGCTAACATTTTAGTAACAGCTGGTGTTGGAGCTCTAACAGGTGCTGGATGGCGCATCTTTGGAGGTCATCAACCAGCTGAGCCTGATAAGGCAATCACAATCTACTTTGTAGGCGGAAGGAATCCAAGTCCTTTGTGGTTGCTAGACTACCCATCGTTAAGTGTACGTGTTCGAGGTACGCCGTTTGCATGGGAAGCTACCCAAGTAAAGGCGGAAGAAGTAAAAGATGCCCTCTTAGGGCTTCCCAGTCAAGATATTGACGGAGATCGCTGGGTGTCAGTAACGATGCTCGGTGACATGCGCGACCTCGGTCACGACGATAAGGATCGCCCGGTTCTAGGCTTAGATTTCCAAACGATCATCCAGCCTGCCTCGGGTACAAATCGTATACCCCTTGCTGTATAAGGAGAATACTCATGGCTGCCAAATTAATTCAGGTCTCCGATGATGCAGGAGCCAACTGGCACACACTACCAGGTGGCAGTGGCAATCTCAATCGAGAGGCTGGTCAAATCGGTGATACTATCTTTGGTGCGACATACCAGTCGAACGAAGCTGGTGTTATCAACTGGAACATCGGTGCTAACGCCCTTTATAAAGGGTTCGCTGGCTACCTTGCTGAGGTGAAAAAGCAGGGTACCTCGACTGCAATGACGGTCGAGGCGATGTCTCTCGTTGCTGGTAAAACGTTTAAGATTGATGATACAGCTAAGGAAATCTGGGATCGCTCTCAGACCTTGACTGTCTTCGACAACGCAATTGACCACAACGCAGACGTCGAGTTCGACTCTGGCTACACGGTCCTTACACCTGTTACGGTCACCGGTAAGTTCTTCCCAACCGTTGTTCTTGGTCAAGGAACTTCATTTACACTCTCACAAGGTGCAGATGCAATTCAGACCACTACGTTTGTGATTGCACAGGCAAACGGCGGTTACCACACGTTTGATCCTGGCCTTCGTACAGTCGGCCTGGAGATGGCAAACATCTTTGCTGACGCATCAGGATTCAACGCAGACATACTCGCGAGGACCGAGTTTATTATCGAGCTCGATCCTGTTGGGGATGGTCTTTCAATCTGTAGAGGGTTCTACAAACTAGTTACCGTAAACCAAGATGGTGACGTTGGAGCACTCGAGGAAGAAACAATTAACTTCAACCTTAACGTACCGGAAGGTGGTGACCCGAGTATCTTAACGTCAGAGCTACCATTTGACTGGCGTCACGATGCTCTATCAACACTTTCAACCTCCGTACAAAAGATGCTCGAGGCCTTTACCAACGAAACAAAGCTCGACGCACGGTACCTCCATGATGGTGTAAACGGTCAAACAGGTCAAATCGTTGTGACGGATCTTTCACTCTCTGGTGGTCTGGAAGCAATGAACGACTTCACCGTTACACTACAAGGTGACGGGGTCCTAACCAACGTTCCATAAACACCTTAACTGAATTAGTCAACAAAAGGACGAGATGATGGCTACTCAAAAACCTAAACCAAAGTTAGAAACCGAACTCGGTACTGACGAGGAAGCAACACCTCTAACGCGGGACGAAATCCGTGCGATGATCTTTAGGGGTGATCGTGAGTTTAGAACGGAGCAACTAGTACTCTTCGGTGCAAAGGTCGACTTTAGACAGCCAACCCTTGGTGCGATTCTCGGAGCGAAACAAGAGGAGAATCGTGCCAAGGCTGTTGCTGAGATGCTTATTCGATACTGCTTTGTTCCAGGGACTAAGGAGCAAGTATTCGAGGATGCGGATATTGATACGATTCTCGGACTGCCCTTCGGCGAGGATCTCCAAAAAGCGAACGACGCAATCGAAAGGTTAACCGGTATTGACGTTCAAGGAGAGGAGGAAAACTCCGAGGCGACCCGAGACAGTACAACGTCTTAGTGGTCGCCGAAGCCCTACGTAAGTACGAGGATGATATCCTTGAAGATTTAACACCTAGAGCGTATGCTCGCTGGCTTGCATATTTCAAGATCCAGCAGGATAGAATTGACAGACAGAGTCGTCAGGCAGAACGCAAGGCAAAACGCGGAGCAAAACGTGGGCGTAGATAAGAGTAGTTAACGAGGCGAGGCGTGGATAATGACAGATCTAAACTTTGGGCTCGGTGTTGATACCCGTGGAATGGAAAAGGGTATTAAGGCTATGGCTGACTTTGAAAAGTCAGTAGATCGAGCTCTCGCCTCTCAAGAAAAAGCCTCCGAAAAGTCTGCTCGCGCCTTTGCTAAACAAGGGCAGGCAATGAATAAAGCCCTTGAGGATGTTCGTAGGTTAAATCAGGCACTTCGTAAGTCAGGTGCTCCCCCAGAGAATATCTCCCGTAATACTCGAGCCTTAAACACGTTAATCAAGTCCATGTCTCGAGGGGAAGTCGGAGCTATCAAGTTTCAGCGCGCGCAAGATCGATTTACACAATCGATGAACCGGTCTCGAGCATCGATGTCAAAGTTCTCCTCTTCAGCTGGTACTAAGAAGGTAGGTAATCTCACTAAAACGCTGAGAGACTTGGAGTCTGCTTCAGTTCTAGCAGTCGGCCCACTCTCTGGCGTTGGTGCTCGAATCCGAGCCCTTGGCGCGATTACTACACGGTCGACTCTAAAGATCGCCGGCCTCCTAGGAGCTATTACTGGTGTTGCCATTGGTCTCTCAAAGCTTACTACTGGTGCAATTAACGCTGCAAAACAGTTCCAGGCTATGGAGGCAGCCTTCCTAGCAGGAACTGGGTCTATAGTTATTGCAAATATAGAGATGGACTTTGCTGCGAAGAGGGCTGATGATCTTGGTTTGAACCTTAGCGTCCTAGGTAAGGAGTACGCACTCCTTACAGCTTCGGCAGCAGGTACTGCTCTACAAGGTGAAGGTGTTAGAAAGATCTTCATTGGACTTACGTCTGCAGCAGCTGCACTGAAGTTGAATAATGAGCAGCTCGGAGGCGCCTTTCGAGCTGTTACGCAGATCATTTCAAAGGGGAACGTGCAAGCAGAAGAGCTCCGTGGGCAAATGGCTGAGCGGATCCCTGGTGCGTTTGGAATCGCTGCTGCAGCAATGGGAGTTACAACCCGAGAACTCGACAAGATGTTGAAGGCAGGACAGCTCCTTGCAACTGATCTCATTCCGAAATTGGGCGACGAGATGGAGCGTCGATTCGGCAAACAGGCTCTAAACGCTGCTAACGACTTAGCTAACGTCATAAACCGAATCGACACCCGTATGTTAGTCTTCTCACGTACGTTGGACAAAACCGTTGGTATTAGTGAGGGCTATACTACAGTTCTCATTACTATCGCCAACGCTATTAAGTCTATAACTGATAACATGGACAAGTTATTCCCTGCTATCGGAGCAGTAATGGGTGTACTTGCAGTACTAGTAGGTCCTGCCATCCTAAGAGGATTTGCTACTTTAGTCTTATGGATTGCTCGTACAACCTTCGGAATGGGTGCATTAAACGCTATCTTACTTGCTAACCCATTTGTCCGACTAGTAAAAGTACTCGGAGTCCTTGCCCTTGCGTTTGCAGGTGGTACAGTAGGTGCAAAACTTATGTCTGGTGCTATGGAAGACCAGACGACTAAGGTTACACCTCTTATTAAAGGGCTAGACGAACTAATTAAGAGGATAAAGGAGCAGGGTGGTGTAAGTCTAAAGACAGCTGAGCAGATAGCTCAGGCAGCTGCAAAAGAGATTGCTGTCAAGTCAAAACTTCTGCAACAGCTCCAGGCCGAGCTAGCTGCTGAGGAGGCTATAAGAAATACTACCCGTCGCGCGGGAGAGAGTACAGGTGGTGTGTTTGGTAGCCTTATTGCTAACCTCTTCGGTGCAAAGGGTAAGTCATCAGCAGAGTTACAGAAGACGCGGGACCATATTGCTTCACTCTTAAAACAGATGAGGACAATGGAGAAACAGTTGAATACTCTTGCAGGTATTGACCCTCCTGCGTTACTCGGTGGAGGTAAGGAGAATAAGGATCTTGACAGGGCTGAAAAGAAGATTGGTAAGATTATCCAAAACGTTAGAGACCTCAACTTTGTTCTCGACCAGACTGAAATGGGTGGTCTATCAGCACTTATTGACGCGGAAGCCGTAAATAAGGCTGAAGAGGTCCTCGCTAAGCTTACCCCTGAGCTGCGAGACAAGTTACTGCCAGCACTTCAGGCTATGGTTCCAGGAGCTACTAATGCTGCCTTTGCACTTGCAACACTAATCGTCCAGCAGGATGGACTGTCAGATGCGGTCAAAAGGACTCGAACTCAGTTAGAGGGGCAGACAGCTGCTTTGCTATCGGTTACTGAGACTATTATCAACCTAGAGCGTAGGCTCGAAGCTGCTCAGAAGGGTTCAGTAGCTATTAAGGCCCTTGAAAAGCAGTTTGCCCTTGAGAAGAAGGTTGAGAAGTATCGTAAGGCACTTGAAAAGGCTGGGTTTGCTTGGGACGAGATAAACAAG